TTTTTATATACCCCATTTTCATAAACATAAATTAAAGGGTTATTGCTGCTTATATCCCCAACAGTTACATAATGTAATGTATCTTCAATACATTCAATCAATATACCTTGGGTTACTGTTTGTTTTTTATTTTTTTCATTGATACTGATCCATGGAGCATAAGTCCATTCTATTTTATTAACTTCTTGGATAAAGTCATTTAAGGTATGTCCATCTTTTATATAGTCTGTTATATCCCCTTTTTCTTTATCTGAAATAGTTATAACTTTTATTTTATGTGCATATTTTTTTAATTTATTTTCTATTTCGGCTCCGTAATTCTTGCCTGGGTCATCGTTATCAGGGAGTATTACTACATTTGCACCTCTGAAATAACTGCAATACTCTTCAAGCCATTTTCCTTCACCCGCTCCATGACTTCCAGTTGTGGCAACTAACCCCAATTTATTTAAGGTGTCAGAATCTTTTTCACCTTCACATATATAAACTGTGTATCCTTTATCTATAGCATTTATAAGCTTAGGTAAATTATACAGTATTGGTCTTTGTTCAAAGAAAATCTTCTTTTTTGCTCCTGGTTTATCTTTATTTGAATATTGGTTTGAACCTTCAAAGGTTTCGCTATATTCACCATAACCTAAACCCCAAACGGTACTACCATCTACATATCTTTTTTGAAAAAACCCCTTATCTTTAGTTCTTATTTTTTCAAATAGTAATGTTCCATCTTCGTTTTTATATTGATACGTCGCTATTGTGTTAGAATCACTTTCTTTCTTTTCACAAGTTGTCCCTAAATCTTCAAAGGTTAAACCTACTATATTTAATATGTCTTGTGTATTACATCCTCTATGGCAATACATAACAGTCTTATTAGTTGCATTGTCATACTTAATTGACAATGATGCATTTTTATCACTATGTGATGGACATATACATTTTGCCACATTCCAATTTCTTGATTGCACTGTAAATTTATTTAATATTTCATTGTAATTCATAAAAGCACCATTCCTTTGTTACTCATTTAATATAACAAAAAAGTCTTCTAGGTATTGAATTCACCTAAAAGACTTGAAATCTACATGCTCATTTGATACAATACACCTATAAATATATATAGTTATATTGTAAAAACAAGTTCTCTCGAAAGTCGTTAGGGTATCTGCATATACCTTATTGATATACTGATTAAAATGTTAGTAGCACTTTAGTCAGGTAAAAGAGGACTTTTTTTATTTTATCATGTTTTCATTATAAAGCATGAAAATCCTATATGCAAATATTACCTGATTACTTTTTATTTTTTTAAGGGTTAGTTACCATTGAAAACGCTTTATTGTCTGCAACTAAGAATGCCATTCTCATAGTAGCCTTAATTGCTATCATATCTCTTTGCGCTAGGTTTATCGTATCATCACCACTTGTTATTGTAGCTTGGTCAAGAACTCTATAATCAATACCATCTCTAGTCCCTATAATAGCTTTTGAAAAATCACCAGTAATTGCTAACGATTTAGCATCATCAAAATTTCTTACAAATTCTATAGGGGTATCATAAGCATTTGTTAATGTAATAGCACCCTTATATTTACTATCGTTGGACAATGTTCTCAATACCTTCTTTTGACTAGTACCCATTAAAATATTGCTACAATTATATTTATTATCTTCCACCAATCCCATAGCATTAGATAGGTCGCAATCCAATTTGTCAGTCGCTACAATTTTTTGATTTCCAATAGCACTAATTAAATTCGTATCAAAAGGGCTATTTACCCCGAATATCATAGCTTCATCTATTGCCTTGGCGAATGCATCTGCCATTGCTTGTTTTATACTATCCATTACGTTAATTATACTGTCGTTGTTCTTCTCATTAGTTACTGGAACTATAACAGCTAACTTACACGCTTTTAATTGTGGGTATGTGAATTTAGGAGTTGTTGTTCCTATCATTTCACCCTCTTTGACCCATGATGCTGAACCACTGTCAGTTAATTGTGGTAATGTTTTAGTATCTGATGTCATTGGTTCGTGTTTACACACCCTTAATATACTCGCTTGACTTATTACGTTTTTTATTACATCTTTTGCAATTTCAACTGGTACTGATCCAGTTAAATTATCTTTTAAAAATGTTGTATCTGCCATATTTTATACACTCTCCTTATAATTTATAAAAGCATCTTCCACAAATCTTTTTTTTCATCTTCAAAACATCCATTTTCTCCTGGCGGAATATAAGAAGATTCCCTAAATCTCCTACGAACTTCCTTATCAATACCAGTTTGAATATATTTATCAGTTAAGTTTTTAAATCTGTCAATATTGGATATAGTACTTTCAATATCTTTACCCGCAACAAAATCCAATATTTCAATAGGAAGGTTACTTTCAACCATCATACTTTGATATTTAATTTGTAATTCAAGTTGCCTTTTTTCTTCCATGGCCTTTTCGAGTTCCTTTTGTTGATTTTCAAACTTAATCTCATCATTAGTTTTTTTAGGGTATCTATTATCTATTTCCTCATTAATTGCATTTTGGAAATAATCTTTAAGTTCTGGATTGCTTTCTAATGAATTTTTAAACTGCTCTATAGTTATATCACTAGCTACGCTTTCCTTTTCAGTTTCAATAGGAAGGTTATTATCTTTATCCATATATTTCACCTACTTTGTTTTTTTATTATCAGTGTAGGTTCCTAATCTACTTTTTACTACATCAATTATTAACCCTCTTAAATCTTCAAAGTTACGATTAGTTGTTAATACACTTAGATCAAATTTATCAATACAATAATTATCATTGATGTGTGCTATTAGCTTTAAATATAAATCAACTTCTTCATTCATAAATTGTTGTACAGATTGCTTTGTGAATTCACTAAGTTCGTTATTTTCGTCAAAAGTAAATGTATCAGGTGGCACTCCTAAAGCATTTGATATTTTAGTAATAGTATCTAAAGTTGGAATGTTCTCACCTTTTTCTAGTCTGCATATATGGGAATATGACATCCCGCATAATTCAGCAAGTTTTCTTTGACTGATTTTTTTTTCAGTCCTTTTTTCTCTGATTAAATCACCTATGTTAGGCATTTAAATCACCTCCTCGTGTTACCATTATATCAACATACTGTTACCATGTCAACTTTTTGTTATTATCACGATAACAAAGTTGGTATAAAAAAATACCCCTTATCATTAAGGGATACTTAAATAAACTATTTCACACGGATTTACTTCTCCGTTAATCCGATTAACTTAAAATTAAGTTGGTATCAAACTAAGCTATTTACTTTTAAAGAACCTTTTAAGCCTTTGCAAAGAGTTCTCTTTAATCTCTTTACCATCTGAACTGTAATGTTGTTCTCTCCATACTGTTAATTTTTCATTGACTTCTTTAGTCCTGGACTCTTCAAGCATTTGAATTGATTTTTGTTTTTCTCCTCTTAATATTTGTTCATTCTCAGCTAATTTCGCTTGCCTTAAAATCAAGTCATCTTTGTTATGAATTTGTTCTTTGAGAAATTTAATTTCATCTTTTAATTCTGCTATATAAATATCTATATACTTATCTGAAGTAGTGTCAGCTGCCATCTCTTCTTTAGTTGTATTTACAGGATTATCTCTTATCATATCTATTATTTTGTAGTTATAGTATGTAATGCCCTTTTCTTTACGTTGTAAAGGCTGTAAAACGTCATTGTCAAGTGTTTTAATTTTGTTATATATACTAACCTTGCTTAACCTTAGTAAATCAGCGATTTCAATTACTTTGAACCATTCTTTACTCACTTTACATCCCACCTTTAGACTCCTTTACAGTCTAGTTTACACTCTTTACAAGCTCTATGGAATAATAAAAATGAATTTAGAATTACAAAAGTATAAAAACGACCTTCTCCAATTAATCATTCATATGCTCTTTAATCTTTTTTAAAATACTTTCGAATACCTCTTTATCATGAGTATAAAAATCATATTCTTTTTTTTCCTTCATTTCAGAAACTTTATCTTCAACTAACTCCTTGATCCATTCAAGTTCTTTTTTATCAAACATAAATAATCCCTCCAACATCTATATTATAGACCGTTTAATAATTCTAATATCATCTTAACACCATTTTAAAACCCATTACCATAAAAATATCTATTATATGACTAAATTGCGACTGAGTAGTATCCCTATGGGTATCGCCCTATAATTCGATTTTAAGCACCTTAAGTCACAAAGGGTATAAAACCATTGCTATGTGCTAAATTGAGGTTCTAGGGCGATTTTGGAGCGATTTAAAGGTAGCATTGAAGGTTCAGACCTTTATTTTCACAACTTAGTTTAATCTTAGTCATAAGTATCTCCTTAAATATAATTTCCTACATGCTCTATATCATTTAAGAATTGAAGGTTTGTAAGTCCCGCTACTGCTCCAACCTTAAAGTAAAACATGCATAAGTTAACCCATTCACTTAATACTGCTGAACAATAGTCATCTAGTAACCTTTGATATTCTTTTGGCACGTCTTCATGTAATTTTTCAAATAGTTTTTCGGATGCTTCATTAAGTTTCATTTGCTCTTTATCTGTATCTACAAATTCTCTTTCTTGGTACTCTTGTACATGATTAAACTCATTCTCTATAACATTTCCAATTAACTTCTTCATTTCCTCGTATTTCATAATATAAAATTCCTCCCTATGTACATTTAATTATTTTTGTTTTTTTATTTCCTTATTAGCTATATTATATCAAGCTGATATCAACTAGTCAACAAGTAAATATCATGTTATAATGCTTTCGAGGTGAGAATATGGGTAAAATATCAGAAAATAACACAAGAACATTAATTACTATTCCTAAAGAACTAAAAAAGGAATTAGAAGGGATTGCAGTCAAAGAGAATAGATCATTTAATAATCTAGTCATTACAGTTTTAAAAGATTACATTGAAAAAGCCACCAAATAAGGTGGTTTATTTTTATGTTTGTAATGTTATTTGCCCCTTTTATTTTGCCTTTATTTTGGTTCGGTACAAATTCTAACAGTAACATCTAGATACATTTCCTATTTAGAAGGTGGGCGGAGGGATATCGAGTTTGAAAAAATGGTGAGAAGTTTTGTGGGATTAGTCACCGATGCACATGCAATTCTAAATTTGGAAGCCACCCCACATTCTTATAGTTTGTAATTACACTGTGTAAACAACATTTATAATATCACAATTTATCCTTTATCAATATATAATTATCCTTTATCAATCACCATTCAATATAACGGTTATTATGTTGAATGGTTTTAGTTATTATAATTATTATTCTTATGACCTTTGTAAGTACCAATGTTAAAGGGTATCGCTATAAGCTACCCCCTTTGGATTTAGTTATCTTATATATATCTTATATAGGTTTTATATAGGTATTAACTAACCCACATAACTTAATATGTACTCTATGCAATGTATAGCATCTATACACATTTACAGATATGTAACCTACTGTCTAACCTAACTCCCCTTAGTAATATCAATATTTAGCGAGGTTTATACCTTATTAGGTGTTTTATATAGGAGTACACATTTGTCAAGGTCAGCCTATAATTTAAGCCTTTCGCCATTTAGTAGATATCTTCTTTTATCGAGTTTACATAGAGTATTTCAACCCTAGTTATACCACTCTTTTTATCGAGTCAATATAGACCACTCTCACCTTAATTTTGCCGCCCTTTTTTATCGTGTCAATAAACTATATTTTACCCTATTAGAATATCTTACTTTTATCGAGTCCACATATTATACATTTACCAAGTTTACTTACTCATTTATGCTTATATGTTTCATTAATTCACACTCCCTTTTTATTAACATTACAGTTAAACATACTTGTATTTTAAGTCTAGGGATTTTTAGGGATAATTTTAGGGACTGTTTGGGACTAGTCACTCCCAAGCCTGTTAAGGCAGTCATACCAATGCATAGAGTAGGTTTTTTCGCATTACATTGAAATATTATGCTCCCAAAATCAAACCTAGTAATACCAATGGGTTTGGGTGGTTTATTAAGTATTTTGGGACTAATGGGAGTAAATTGAGTACTCTTCTTTACTATATATATATATATATTTTTTTTTTACATATAAGAAGTTATAAAAACACTCCCAACACTCCCAAGAAACCCTGTAAGCTAGTTATACCAACGGTTTACGAATGGGAGTATTTTTTGCTTAACTCCCAAGGTTAAAAAGTAAATTCTATAAAACCTAGTAATACCAATAGTTTGACGCATATTTAATTTTGGGACTAAAGTTGGGACTTTTTGCCCAAATTTATTTTTGAGTATATGTTTCTGTAATGTAATAATTAATAAGTATAAAAAAAGCCGCTACATTTAGCAGCGGTTAAAAATATTTTTCTATTTTATTTATTTAAATAGTATTTCTTCGTTCTCAATTTCCTTAACCTCTATGAGGTCTTTTCCCTTTAAATTAGTATAATAGTAATTAGATGATTTAATATAATCAACATTTAAATTTAACATTCTTACTTTTAAATTCTTTTTAGATACTGGTATTAAATCCTCTTCAGAACAATATTGCTCATATTGACAATACAAGGTATTTACCAGTATTCTATCTTGCTTACTTTCTGTAATGTCATAATTACGTCGAATAAATGCCCTTACACTATCGACATCCAGGCTATACTCTTCTTTAGCTTCAATCATTTTTTTAGATTGCGTAAATCTAAAATCATTCTCTATTAATCTTTCTAGTCCTTCAAGTGCCCATTTGAATATATAGTCTTTTTCTTGTAGTATTTTTTCATGGAATAGCTTATCCCTTTTTTCTGCTGGAATAACATGATTACACGGAATTATATTAATTCTTTCAAATACATGACGTCCCAAATCTCCATTAAATGAAGGTAAATGATTAGAACTAAACATCATTAATCCTCTGTAATGTACACTTAAAGGGTCTTTTCCTTTCTTCTCTATGCTTATTATATCCCCACCGGTTAACTGCTTCATCATCCCTAAGGAACTTTCATCCATGAACCTACCTACAACGTCACCACAGGCAATAAGTCTTTTATTTGCTACATTGCCAAGGCTGAATCTATCTCCTAATTTACATACGTCTAATGCCATAAATAATTTATCGGTTAATAGTGCATTTAGCACCTTTATAGGAATTGATTTACCTGAATCACCTTTACCAGTTAAGTATGTAAAACACTTGACTATAGATGCATCATAATTGCTTAATATTAATCCGTACCATTCCTGAAGAAAGTCTTTTATTTCCTGGTCTTTTTCTGTTAATGTATTTAAAAAACCATCCCACACATGATTATTGGAAGGGTTGTCCATATAATTTATATCTAATTGAAAATCACTAATATATTTAGGTGTATGAGGTTCTAATCTCTTAGTTCCAACGTTATATAACCCATTTTTAAGGTTTATGGTGTCTCTATCCCCTTGTAATGTTTTATAATCTACTGGTTGCTTTGTCATTAGCATATTCGCTACGGCATTTGTTAAGTTATCCGTTTTTAATTCTTTGGATAAGTATTCAGCCACTATGCCTTTTAATATATTTTTAGATATGTTTTTATATACCCCATTTTCATAAACATAAATTAAAGGGTTATTGCTGCTTATATCCCCAACAGTTACATAATGTAA